TATTGACGATTATGTAGACTGTGGAGATAATGACAATTTAAGTTTTGGTAATGGCTCTACAGATTCGCCTTTTAGTATTTCTGCTTGGATTAAAATGGATAGTGCAGTAAGGTTTAGAATTTGCTCTAAAGATAATACAAGTAAACGTGAATATTTATTATCAACAAGTGGAGGCAATCAGTTATTATTGAATTTGTTTAGTCAAAATGGAACTAATAGGATAGGACGTATGACAGGTTCTATAAGTAGTGCAGTAGGTGCTTGGACTCACGTTTGCGCAACATACGATGGTAGTGGCGCAGCAAGTGGAATTAAATTGTATGTTAATGCTACTCAATCAGACATAAGTGATAATAATAGCGGGTCTTACGTTGCTATGCAAAACAATACCGCATCTTTTAAAATTGGTACAGACCTTTCGCATTATGCAGATGGTTCAATTGATGAGGTTTCTGTTTTTAATTCAGAACTTTCAGCAAGTGACGTAACTGCTATATATGGAAGCGGTGTTCCTACTTCATTATCAAGCTATAGCAGTCTAGTTTCTTGGTGGCGTTGTGGCGATGGAGATTCGGCGCCGACACTCTTGGACAATGGCTCTGCAAGTAACAACGGAACAATGACAAACTTTACAACTTTTAGCACAGATGTGCCTACATAAAAACGAATAACAATGAGTACAAAACAAGCAAAAACATACGCAACAATAAGCATAACAGATTTAGTATTAATTGACTTTTCACAGATACACGAAACTTCAGCAGAAACAATCCGCAAAAGTTTAGATGAAACTGAGTTTATAATGAAGTACGATGCCGTACCTACCTTTATAAGTGACGGAAGCGTAGAGATTTTACAAGCAATGAATCACGAAGAAGCTTTGCAACTTATGGCTACCGATGAGTGGTCAGAACCTATACTTGAAGAATAATGCATACGAAAGTTTTAGCAATATTATATTTTGCAACCGGGTACTTTGCAGCGTTTAGTTTGTTTTGGACTAGTGCTTTTCACTTACGATGTATTTCGTGTTTCCTTATAATTTACTTAACTTTTCAACTAACCGAACAACTAGAGCAATGAAATTACAGTTACTTTTGCTACTAACTAAACTAAACAACTATTCCATGCAATTACTCGCAATTGTTAGCAGCTTCTTTTTGCCTATATCAGGCATACTTATTTTAATCGGTGTTTCTGTAATTCTTGACACTTTAACAGGTGTATGGAAAGCACGAAAACTTAAAACACCTGTAACATCACGAAAACTTAGTGCGATCATATCTAAGATACTCCTGTACGAAGTTACTGTTATGTTATTCTACTTGATAGACTACTACATTTTGAACGATATAGTGTTAACATTTTTTAGTGTTGAACTTATGACTACTAAAATATTAGCATTAGTTTTAGTAAGTATTGAGGTAATAAGTATGAACGAAAATGTAAAATCTGTAAAAGGAATTGACATTTGGCAGAGTCTAAAAAACTTATTTGCTAGAGCCAAAGAAGTCACGCAAGACTTTAAAAGCATAAATGAGAAAGATAAATAAAATCATAATCCATTGCTCAGCTACTCCCGTAGGACGTAAAGTAAGCGTAAGCACAATAAGAAAATGGCACTTACAACGTGGTTTTAGCG